AACACCGTCGCGCTTCCCAGCCCGTTCGTAAGCTGAAAGCTCGTCCCGGTCCAACTCGGGTTCCCCCCGGGAACCGTGAAGTCCCACCGGTCCGGAAGCGCAAGCAGGTTCGTCATCGCGTCGCCTCATGCAAAGGGGCCGGCCAACGCCGGCCGGCCCCGTGGTCGATCAGACGGGCATCCGCCGTCACGGTTCCTGCGGGTCCGCGTCGCCGCCTTCCTCCGGCGGATCTTCGGCCGCGCCCTTCTTCGTCGCGGCCTTGGGCTTCTTCGCCTTGACCGTCGCCTTCTCCAGCGCGTCCGCGAACGTTTCCTCGTCGGGGTAGATGCGCTGGATGATCGCCAGGGTCTTGTCCCCCGGGTACTTGACCGAAAGCGACGCCAGCAGCGACGCCGGATCGTCCGTGTCGATCTCGATCGCGCGCGTGTCGTCCACGATGACGACATCTCCGGTCATCTCGTTCTTGAACAGCGCACGGAGGATCGGAAGCTCGTAAGCCGGGCACTCGCGACTGGGCGTCATGGACGCGCTGATCGGCACCTTCACGTCCAGCATCTTGATCTGGGCCATTACGGCGTTCCCTCCAGGTCGATGGTCACGGTGCCGGCCGCCGAGACCGAGACATTGACGCGGATCCAGTACGGCAGGTTGTCGATCTCCTGCCGGAGCTTGGATGCATTCGTGAGCGTCAGGATGGTGGCCCACGCGGCGTCACCGGAGGCCGGCGTGTCCGCGAGCGGGGACGGGTGACCCTGGATCAGGACGGTGGCGCCAGAGGGCACCGCAGCGGCAAGCTGCAGGATGCCCTCGCGGCCGAATCCGCCGTGATGCGGGGTCTTGTTGAGCCGGATTCCGGCCTGTGCGCCGGTCGCGCCGGTCGTCAGCGCGGTGCAGAGATTGAGTAGGGCGGGCATGGTGCGCTCCGATCAGGCGATGGAAAGGACGGCGTTCGAAGAACGCTTGCAGGTCGTCATGCCGTAGTCGCACAGCATGCCGTAGTGGTGGACCAGGCGGTTGTAGACCATCTCCGGGATGATGCGCTGCATCCAGCGGCCCTTGAACGGACGCATGCAGATCGACTTCTTGTTCAGCATGTAGATACGCTTCTTCCAGGGATGCGTGATCGCGCCGACGAGATCGTCCAGTTCGTCGAACGAATGGTCCAGAACGATCGGGACGCCGTGGAACTTCAGTTCCTTGGTCGCGGGGTCGAGGGTCACGCCACCCGAGCCGGGAACCGAGACGTTCAGGTCCTGCACTGCCCGTGCATCGCGGCGGAATGCGTCGTAGGCCGAGCTGCCCATCACGATGAAGTCCGGCGCACCCAGGTTGCCGCGGCGAATGCACTGCCGGCGCGCGATTTCGAGGCGATCGACGAGATTGCCGGCAGTCGCCGTGCTGATGCCCATGTCGTAGTGATTGCGCCACAGCGTCACCACGGACGCATCGATGCCGCCGATCGTCCCCGTGGTCGGGTTCGTCGAAACCAGAGCATCCAGCCCCTGCGGCGCCAGCGCCGAATGCGTGCCGTCGCGCAGGACATCGAAGTTCAGGTTGTCGAGATAGCCTTCCTTGAGCGCGGTCCAGTGCTCGTTCACCTTGTCCACGATGATCGACGCCTCGTCGCGCGTCGGGCCGGTTTCCTTGCCCGAGCTGTTCCGGGTGATGACGATGCCGGAGTTCGCGAGGTCGGTCTCGGTCAGGTAGAAGCCGTCGAATGCCTCGTAGTGCTGGAACGGCGCCAGCCGGACCGGATCGCGGCTGTTGTACGTGAGCTGGTCGTCGCCGGTGATGCGCTGGTAGTTCGCGTCGCGTCGCAGGCGGACCTTTTCGCTGAACGTGCCCTGCGAGAAGATCGTGTCCTTCTTGTTCGCCATGAACCAGGCGAGGGTCGCGCGCTCGACGCCGACCTGGTCGATCGGATCGCCGTCGGCAACCTTGTTGAAGTTGTAGGTGGCAGCCGCGAGGAGCTGCTGGGGAGTCAGGGGCATGGGAAACCTCGAACGATTGGGGATGGGGGTTCACCCGGTTCCGGGTGTGACTTCCATCGCGTTCGAGGGGCACGACGCCTCTTTCTGTGCTACCGGGCGCGACTCCGGCGTTCTGCTACGCGAGACCGGCGATTCGCCGTCAGGACTGGATTCTGCTCCACTTTCGCCGAAAGTCAAGGGCCGCCGGAGCGGCCCATGACTCACTTCGCCGCCATCATCGCGGCGAGTGTCGCGTCAACCGGATCGACCACGCGGGAAACCTGCGTCCCTCCGGGTACGGTCGGGCGGAGCGGAGGCAGTGCGGCCGGTGCCGGTGAGGGCGCCGGGGCAGCCGCGGGAAGCTGCAGGCGCGCGAACATGTCCCGGACTCGGCCGGCCCACTCTGCCGGCGGTGCCGCGGCGCACATCGCCTGAATCGCAGGGGCCAGCACTTGGAGCTTGGCCTTGTACGCCGGATCGGATGCGGCCAGTTCGGCGTCCAGCGCCTGCAGTGCCTTGGTGCCGTCGTCCCATGCCCGCCTCTGCGCGTCCGTCTGATCCTGGACCTGCCGGGCCTGCTGCGTCTGCTGCTGCCGGGTCCGGGCCTGCGCCAGCTCCAGAGCCAGCTCCCGACTCATGTCGACATTCGCGACAGCTTCCTTCAGGTCCGGATGATCGTCCAGCGGGTCGTAGCCACCGACAGGCCGGCCCAGCGCCTTCGCGAGGGTCAGGTATTCGCTCTCGATCTGCTGGAACGCCGCCTCGATCGTCGCCGGGTCGCCCGAGTTGACCAGCGACAGGTAGGTCATGGCCGCGCCGAACTGCTCCGGCGTCGCGCCGGTCTGCTGAATCGCCGACTCCCACTCGGCCATGCGCTGCATCGCCGGGTGCGCGGTCTCCAGCTCACGGATGCGCGCCGACATCTCGCGGAACCGCGTCTCGCTGGCGCCCTTGAGCCCCAGTTCCTTGACCTCGGCGTCCACCTTGGCCGCGTCCGGGTCCGCCGGTGCCGGCGCGCTCGGCTCCGCCGGCTTGGCGGCTTCTGCCGGCGCTTCGGCCGTCTGCTCAGGCTGGGCCGGCGTTTCGGCCGGCGCGCTGGTGCCGAGCATCGCCGCCAAGGTGGCGTCTACGTCGTCGGCCTTGCTGGCCTCGGGCGACTCCGGGGAAGTCGGTTCGGCGGGAGTTGCCGGCGCTTCGGCAACGGCTTCGGGCGCGGGCGTGGTTTCGGCATCGGGGTTCTGCTGCTCGGTGTTCGGGTCCATCGGGGTTCCTCGTCAGTTCATGGGCGCCGCGGCAGGCGGCATGGGTTGGCCCGCAGGGGCCTCGGGCATCGGAGCAGGGTACGCGAGCACGGTCTGGCCCGTCGTCGGATCGATCATCGGCACCGGCTGCCCGGGCGCCGGGATGAATCGCTCGGGATCGATGTTCTCGCCGAACCGATCCAGCGTCTCCTTGACCATCTCGGCGTACTTGTCGGCGATCTCCATCGGGTCCGACTGGCGGAGCTGGCCGATCGCGCCGATGGCTTCCTTGAGGATCGGGGCGATCTGCGTCCACCGCTCCTGCCGCAGGCCGGACGCCGCCTTGGTGGTGCTGCCGGCGCGGATGTCCAGCGACAGCAGCAGGCCCATCTGATCGACCGTCAGGCCCTCCGGCCAGAACACCAGCGGGCCGGCGTACTTCTCGGCCTCCGCCCGCGGCATGCACTGCAGCGCTACCTCGGCGTCGTCGCCTGCCAGCTCGATCATCATCTCGTCCAGCGAGTCGCGGTAGAAGCTCAGCCGCGCCTGGGTGCCGGAATCCTGGATTTCCGACTCGGTCGCCGTCTTGGCCGTGCGGATCGACGAGGCCAAGGCCTCCTGAATCCCAAACACCAGTTCCAACTCCGACCGGATGACGCCGGTGTCGTACAACTCCGCCATGAACTCCGGCGGCGGGATGCGCTGGATCATGTCGCCGATCGGCCGTCCCTTCGTGCTGATCGGCACCATCTCCGCCGTCTCGCTGTACACGATCCGGTCCACCTCCTCCGGCGTCAGACCGTCCGAATCAAACCCGATGCGCGACTTCACCCGATCCCGGAACGCCCGGTACTCGGTGCGCGCGCGGTTGTACTCGTCCAGATGGTCCTCCGATCGCTGCGGCAGCGATTCCGGGTGACGCTTGCCGTCCACCTGCAGCGGCGCCCACTGCAGGAACGGGTAGAACCGGCGGGTCTTGACCTGCGGGGGCGCGATCGGCCGAGCCCAGCGCTTCGTGCCTTCGACCCACGTCCGGACCACACCGGCGTCCTTGTCCCAAATCTCCCAGGCGAACAGGTACTCCTCCGACTTCTCGCCGCCCTTCGCGGCCACGAAGGCATCCGCGTCCTCCGGCTTGAACACCTCCACGCCCGAGCCGTCGCCCGTCAACTCGCACGGCTGGCGCTTGATCCGCTTCTCGGCCGTCTTGATCTGCTCGTCGTCGAGCAGCGGCAGCATGGACTTGGCGTCCTTGACCGGGATCGGGACCCGGTGCGCAATCCACGGCGCGTCCAGATACCGCTCCAGCGTTGGGCACTCCGGCGCGACCTGCACATCCTCGGCGGGGATGAAGTCGTAGTACCGCCCCACCGCGACCTGAACCTCGCTGCGCTCCTGCAGGCCAGCAAGCTGGGCCTCCAGCGAGGCCTGCAGCACCTTCAGGTCTTGGTGCATCTCACCTTCGGCAATCTCAGCCTGCGTCGCAGCGATCCGGCGCAGGTTGTCCTGAATGTCGTTGATCTGCTGCGCCACCAGCGGGTCGCGCTCGGTGCGCTTCAGGTACACCGCCTTCATCCAGCCGACGCCGACCGTGAGCGCCGACCGGACCAGCGGGCGGGCGGCGGCCTTGAGCTTCCCGGCCTTCCAGAGACCCGCCAACACGGCATTGATCGCCTTGGACAGCTCCTTCGCGTATCCGAGCCGGTCGGCCGTCGCCGACTTGCTGGGCTGGGCGTCCATCGCAGGGTCGCGGACGTACAGGTACGACACCAGCACGTCGAGATACGCCGCAGCGATCGGCACCCTGACGCCATCCCGGCCGCCGCCGGTGTAGTCGCACCGGGCGCGATCTCTGGCGTACCCCTCGCGCGCCTTTGCGTCCATGTCCCGGCCCGCCTTGATCCGGTCGGCCCATGCCTTGACCTCGGCCTCCTCCTTCGCCAGGCGCTCGGCCTCCGCCTCCGCGGCCAGCCGCTGAGCCTCCTCGTCCTCGTAGATCGCCACCACGGCCATCTCGTCGCTGTTGCCGATCATCGGGTTCTCCTCTGCGCCTGCAGCGCCTTGATGCGCTCAGCTCGGCGCAGTTGGTTGACGGTGAATGGGCCCTGCGGCTCGGGTGGGTCAGGGTCAGCCGGCGGGGCGGGATCGCGCATCTTGTCCAGCCCGCGCCCGATGAGGCCGCAGACGTCGACGGCGTCGTCTTGGTCAGTGTCCGCGCCCCGGAACTTGCAGAGCAGGTCCCGCAGCCTATCCGCCCATGGCCGACCGATCGGAAGGTAGACGCAGCCCGAATGCACGTAGCCGCGAAACGTGGCCGCCTTGGCGATCTTGTCCTTGTCGTCCGGCAGCAGCTCGTGGAAGTAGTAGACGCCGGCCTCGCCCTTCTTCGCCCGCTCGCGCTGCAGGCGGTTCCGCATGGGCGCCACCGCGTTCTCGTCCTTGCCGCGCGCGCCCCACCAGTGCGAGACCCGCCACCGCTTCGCAAGCGTGATCTCCGCGTCAACCGACTTGTCCAGCGTCACCCGGTCGAACCACCAGTCCACCGCGTACAGGTCGCCCTCCGGGTCCATCCCGAACACGCCGTGCTCGGTCCAGTCCGGATCGTTCGAAGCCGACTTCTCGGTGACGGCGTAGTCGCTGGCCCCGTAGTAGCGCAGCGGCTTCCGGCGGAACTCCTCGCTGTCGGGGTCGTACCACCGGAACCACCCAGGCTCGAACTGGTTGCCGCTGTCCGGCCGCGGGCGCTGCTGAAACAGGCTCGCCCACGTCCGCATGCGACCATGGTCCTGATCGCCCCGCGGCTCGAAGTTCGTCCAGTGCTGCGGGTCGAACCACTCCGGCCACAGGTATTCCCCGATCTTCCGGCCCAGCGGGTCGTCGTCACGCTCGCACTTCGCCGGGATGCACAAGACCCCCCAGTCGAAGCCGTCACGACACCGGATGACGCCAGACTCTCCGGCCCAGTCCTCCGGCAGGATGCGGCCGGCCAAGTCGTCCGGTGCCCACCGGGTCTGAATCAGGACGATCGAGCCGCCCGGCTTCAGGCGGGACTTCAGGCTGTCGCTGTACTCCGCCCACGTCGATTCCATGACCGTGGCGCTCTCGGCGTCCGCACGGTTGGCCACGGGGTCGTCGATGATGAGCGCGTCCGCGCGCGCCGAAGTGATGCCGGCGTCGATGCCCTTCCAGAGCGCCGAGGACCCGTTCGACAGCTCCCACTCCTCCACCGGCGAAGTGACCAGCCGCACCTTCCCGTCGAAGATGGCCGCGTATTCCGGCGAGGCCACGATCTGCCTGGCCCTCCGACTGCACCGGTGAATCGGCTTGTCCGCGTAGCTGGCCCCGACGATCTTGTACCCCGGCCAGCGGCCCATCGCCCATGCCGGCGCCACGCTCGCGCAGTAGATCGACTTCGCCGACCCGGGCGGCAGGAACACCATCAGCCGGCCGTAGCGCGTCTCCAGACACCGCTGTACGGCCTCCAGCAACAGCCGGTGGTGCGCCGCCAGACCGGTCTCGACCGGCTGGAACAGCCACCCGTCCGGATCGTCCGACATCGGGGCGCCTGGGATCGGCACCGCTTGGGCGAACGCCAGCAGCGACTCCCGCGCCATGTCCCGGCGCAGGATCTCGGCCGCAGCCTCTTGCGCTGTCAGTTGAGCCTGCAATCAGGCCCCCTCGGTTCGCCCAGCCCCGGCAATCGCCAGCAGCTCCTCGCGGCTCAGATCGAACCGGCCGCCTTCCGTGCGGATCGGATTGTCCTTGTCGCCGCGAACCGTCACGCCGTCCCCGAACTCCTTGGGCGCTATCGCCTTCGCTCGCCAGCGGTAGTGGTGCGCCAGTTCCTTCGCCTTCGCCAACGCGAACTTCCGGGCCTCGATCGCCGCGGTGTTCGTGCCGGTGATGTCGTTCCCGGCCTCGCGGATGACGCGCTCCGCCTCCTCCTCCCACACCTTCGCCATCCATGTTCGAACTTCCCGCACGCGCGCGGACCTATTGGGGTCTTTCTCGATCCACCGGAGAAACGACTCCAGGCTCACGCCGAGGCGCTTTGCGATGGTGTCGAGATGGGTCTTGTTGGCGATGTCCTCGCAGACCTGATCGACGCCATAGGCGTCCAGTTTGGCCGCGGCTTCGCCCTTGGCGTTCACACTGCGCCCGCCTTCTTGAGGGCACCGAGGGCGATCTCGCGCATGTCGGCGAGGTGGCGCTCGGTGGCGGCGAGGCTGCCGGCGGAGCCTGACCCTTCGGTCGGGCGGAGGCCCAGCGTCCACAACCTGTCCATCAGGCCCTGCGCCTCATCGGAGGTCAGGCGGAACGAGGGGTCGATCATGCTGCCATCTTCGACGCACTGCCACTCTCCGCCCTGAGTGAGAGCGAGGACTCCGCTCGTCGTGTCCTTGGCCAGCACAACGTCGATCCGCTCGTATGGGCCGAATCCTGAACGGGAAAGCCAGATATGCATGGCCGGCCTCA